CAACTTGAGCGAGGTCGGTTCCCGTAGTGGAATTTTCTTCGTGCGTTAAAATTAGTAAATAATGGGTGAAAGCGGTTGCGAAATATTGTCGGCTTTCGTCGAGTGAAAGTCGCAACGTTTGGCCCGCCTGATTTGTGTTTAAATATTCCATTCTTTACAAAAAAAGGGGCGGGAATTAACCCACCCCCGTTTAAAGTACTAAACCCTTTCTATTATGAATTAACGACGGTAATACCGGGGAAATTGCTAAACGGAATATCCGATGCTGGGAAATATTCCTCGAGGAAATCGGGTTGGCCCGGTTCCTGAGCGGTTAACGTAATTTGGTAACCGTTCAAATCGCCTTTCGCCTTACCTGATTGGTATGAACCCGTAGTTAAAAACGCCCCATCGGTACGTCCAACACAAACGATTTGATTATCGTAAAGTTGAACGAACACAATCAGTTTCGCCTTACTCATATTCTCGAGTTCTTTTTTCTTATCATTCGCCAACTTACCCAACGTCAACTCGACCGTTTGCTCGTAATAAAGCGTTCCGTTTTCAAGGTTCGCAGTAGGTACAACGGTAACGGCTCCAGTATTGCGGTTAGGCTGATACTGGAAAACGTCAACGCTTCCCGCAGTACCCGGTAGGCCGTCGATAAGGCCCGTTGCTGGGTCTATTGTAATACCGCTCGAGAAAAATTCCCAGTTAGCAATATATATATTTTTTACCCCGCCGACCCCTTCGTTACAAGCGAGCAAAAATCCGTGTTCTAATAAACAAGCCATTGTATTATATTTTTAAAATGGGGGCTTTTACACCCCCGTTAATATTAATTAGAACCAAGTACCGTAAGCGGCAATCTCATTACCGATACCGAACTGACAACCAGCGTAGAATTTAGCTGAGAAACGAACATTGTCCTCAGCAAATTGGCCCATATCTACGACCTGAATATTATTCCAGTCGCCGAGAATGTTTGTGCCGAACCAAAGATTCGACTTTTGAGCCATAACGATAGTATCATCAGGCATACCGGGACAAATTGCCATTTGGTAACCCAAATAAGACTTTGGCATTTCAGGGCCGCCGTAAGTGTACCAACCGTTTCCAGCCGCCGCGCTTGCTTGCATAAATGCTTCCCAAACGTTTTGAGCAACGTAAATAATTGGCTTTTCGGTTGAACGCTTAACCGCAGTTGGACACTCAGCAACCGTCAAAGCAATTTTAGCGATTACGTTAGTTGAGTCGATCGCAACGGGTGAGGCTACGAAATTAACGCCCGAGCCACCCGCGTTCATCAAAGTCAATAGACCGTCGTACTCGCCAGTTGTAGCGTTGGCTCCAGTCCACAAAATTTCCTCGTTCTTTGCCGCGATTCCCTCAAGCATATTCGCGATTAGCGTGTCGGCCAAAGCTGGCTCGAGTTCGCCGTCTTGTACGAATTCAGCGCCCCAGTCAGCGAGGAAAGTGTTTTTACACAAGTTGCGCTGAACTTGGAATTTCTCAAGCGTTAAAGTACGCTCGGTAATTGTTACCGTTCCAAGTGGAGTGAAGTCACAAGTTGGAGCCTCGAAAGTGATATTGTCAACGAGTTTCTTTACAACTTGCTTGTAATCGATATTCTCTTTAACGGTTACGTGTTGGAGGCTCTCGTTTGCGAGGAATGCCGCCTTAATGTACTGACCCGCGTATTTACCCGCGTAGGTAGTAGTTAAACTGGTAGTTGTTGCCATCTCTTTTTACTATTTAATATTTTCAATGTTTTTTGAAATTCGCTCGAGTAGTGTCATTTGTGAAAACGACTTTTCTTTTTTATCAGCGCCCAAAACGACGCGCTTAGTTTCCTTAACGGACGGCGCGGCGGGTTGCTTTTTGAGTGAGCTCAATTCGGTTTTGGTATTTTTCAAAACCGCCGAAAGTTCCTCGATTTTATCCTCAGCCTTATTGAGCTCAGCGTTCAAAGTTGAGTTTTGACCCTCAAGTGATGCCACGCGCTCGGTTAGCTTTTCGATTGCGTTTAGCAAATCGGCTGAGCTCATTTCCTCTTCCATTTCAGGGAGACCCATTTCAGCAATTTGGCCCAATTCGTTCACGTCAATAAACTCACCCGTTTCAAGTTCATAACGACCTTGAGCGGCTGGAACTTTATTGCCCTCGCTATCTTTCGTATAAACGTCAACACCGATCGCGAATGATTCGGCGCTCGTGAAAATCGGAGTACCGTCTTTCAAACGGGCCTCAACCTCCAAATTAACCTCGGTCTCAAGATTGATTCCGTAGGCTTTTGGGTCAATGGCGAACTTTTGGAATATCGCCTTTATTGAATCTTTTAAATTGCTCATTTGTGAATTTCTTTGCTGAAAAAACGGAGGTGTTAATATTTTCCCTAAAACAAAAGGGGCCTCGTTAGGCCCCCTTGTCTCTAATTACACTAAACCAAAACATAGCAATTAATCACGAAAATCCTTGAGAGCGGCCTCAATGGCTCGCAGTATTTCTTGTTCTAAATTGACGGCCGTCATTTCGACCGCCATTTCATTGAAATGACCTTCGATTGAAAAGCCCTTAACCGAGCCGTCCTTAACCTCGCTCCATATTTCGTCGTCGGTTACATTGATACCCACAACCCAACTTCCAACCGGGGCCGATAGCCCGAAATGGTAGGCTTTATCTTTCTCGCCCTCGATAACCCAACTCTCGACAACTGGGCAACCCATAACCGAAAATTCGTGTTCTAACGTGGTGTTGTATTGTAGGTTTTTTTTCAGGTATAAATGAGCGCACTTTGCAACGGTTTCAGGTTCGAAATAAATGTAATATTCGTCGCCCGTTACTTTGTCGATTCTCATTATATACTTGTTTGGAATGAGCGCGGGGCCGTAAACCATTCGGCGTTCCTTATTCACGCTCGCGAGTTTCACCTCATTCAATGCGATAAAATTTTCCTCGATCGCGGGGAACTCAACGAGGCTTATCGCCCCAACTCCAAGTTTCCCCGTTTCGTCAATTACGCACTTTACTATTTTTTTCTTTTCCATAGTTGTATTATAAACGGCTCAAGTCCTCAACTTTCGAACGAGCCTCCATACTCGAGGCAATATCGGAAGCTAAAACATAAGCGGGTTGTATTTGTTGAGGTTGGTTTAAGTTAAGCCCCGCGAGTGGGTTAAATTGAGGAATACCACTCGAGGCGACTCCAGTCGAAGCCAAATCCCCACCACCGCCGCCCGTGGAATTATTACCGCCCGAGGGGGCTGGGCTCGCGAATGTAGTCGCCTTAATCTTTGCAATATTCGCCAAACCAGCCGCAACGGCCGCCGCCGCCGCAATAACGGCGCGAACAACCGAAGTTGGGTCGCCAGTAGTATATTGAGAACCAGCGGCCGCAACCGCATTTTGATATGTAGTGACGGTTGCCTGAGCGATTTGCAACTTTTTATTGCGTTCAAACGCTTTCTTTTGCGATTGCTCACTTTTTCCTGAAAATGCCTCGTTCAATGAAACGAGTGTATTCAATCCGTCCTGAGCGGTTTTAGTGATCGCGTCGGAGGTCTTTAAAAAATTGTCTAATTTTTCTTGCTGGCTCTTTTCATCGGCCGCCTTTTCAGCATCGCGGTACTCTTTATTGATTCGCTCGAGTTCGGCGTTACGTTGCTTTTCTAATTCAGCCGTTAACGTTGCATTCCCCTGAGCAATTAAAAGTTTAGCGTCATAATCGGCGACTAAATCTTGCACCTCTTTTTGACGTTTGGCCTCATTAGCCGAAAGGCTTTTTAAACGTAACTCTTGCTCGAGCGCAAATTGAGCATCCTCGCGTTTAATCCTTTCCTCGTTCGCTTTTGCCGCGTCCGCTTTTTCTTGCTCAATACGTTTAGCCTCTTGCTCTTCTAACTTGACTAATTCAGCGTCGAAATATCTATCCGAAATCGCTTGAAGCTCGATTAACTCTTGTTCTTTTAATTGCTTTTGAAGTTCGGCGTTTTCACCCGCTTTGGCTTTCAGTTGTTCGTATTTCAACGAAACTTGTCGGAGTTCCTTTTCCTCGGCCGTTAACGTCGATTGTAATTGTTCTTCGCGGGATTTCGCTAACTCGGCCTGAATATCTTGTTCATTCTTTAAACGTTCCTCGGCTTGTTTATTTGCCTCGGCA